ATGGGAGTCCGCCTAGTGAGTAACCCCTTATCTTCGGCTACTCGCCTAGATAAGCCCTAGACCGATGTTTCCTTAATCGGTCTACCTCTGACTTCCCTCCTTCATAAGGAAGAGGGTAGAGTATCTCCCTCCACGATACAGTCCCCAAGGGGTTAAACCCTTGAAGCCTGTTTGTGGCGCAAGTCTCCAAGCCTTGTGGCCTGGATCCTTGTATAGGAAGATTTCTGCCCCTCCGTCGAAGGAGGAACTCAGTAAAGTACTGAGAAAGTCGAGGACTCCCTTGGACATCCGTACTCCTCTGCTTCGAAGAGAAGCTGAGGCATACGTAATAGTGCCTTTGGAGATTGGGGTCCCAACGCCGTCTTTGACGGTGAGGTACTCCGTTCTGATAAGACACTCGTCCGAGGGCAACTTCATCATCGGGCCCAGTGACCGGGATGAGCTTACGCTCACTTGCCGGGATAAGCCCGAACGCCTTATCTGAAGCATTCCACATTCCTTTCTTGTAAAGGTTGTTGGAGTACTCCACTAGGGCGGCTGTCGATGAAGCGGAACCGTCGTATGGGAGCCTGTGACGCGCTGGTGTTACATCAACACCATTAAAAGCGTCCATCCCGCAAGACTCTCGGAAGTGCGAACCTCCGAAGGACTTGTTGGAGTTCACAAGCAATCCACACTCGTGTAGAACGAGTTTGGTAATCCCGTACGCGTGCGTAGGGACGATGATATCGTCCCCAAACACACGGATCCGACCAAAGTCTGACTTCCAGTTAGACCAATCATCCCACCTTCCCTCTGCGAGGCGTAAAGCCCAGCAGGATAGGATAGCGAAGACGATAGTCTGAACTGGAAAGGTCAGAGCCGAGCCCATAGTGGCAAACTTACGCAAGATATGAAGTTTTGGAAGCTTCATGTCTAACGTCTGTTTGACCGACCTAGTACGACACGCGTGGAACATATCCAGGAGATTACTCCCCTGGAATATGTACTCTACAAGTCGAGTGCTGAGCCGGTCGCTCGCAGCACTCAGGTCGAGTGTAGCGAGCAAACCACTATGTGATGCCAAGAGGGCCATCTTTTGTGACTCCTCTTGAGAAGCGAAATCTATACAGGCACCTAAAGTAGTTGCCCGTATACGATCGTCAAGCCAATTCCAGATACCCTGTTGGATATACTGGTGAGCCGTTGGCTCAGCGCAGATTAGCCTAGGACCTTTGAAAGTCTTAGGGACTGCGATAAGGCGAGACGATTCCTCTCTATCCGGTGGTCGTTCCCGGGAATCGAAATCCCCGGTGACGTGCCAGTCGTATGGAAAGATCGCTTCAAGCTTCCTCGGCCAGTTGGGAAAGGCCCATTTAAAGCCCTTCCCGGCCTCGGAGACAGCACCAGGACCGTGCCTCGGAATGAGGTCCCAAGGGTTACAGTCACCTATTTCGGAAATGACTCTCCGGCAAAGCAGCCTGAGAGACCACCACGGAACACGGTGATCATAACTCCAAGACCCAACATCCAGCAAATTAAGCTGGTTACCGCGAGAACTAGATATCCCATGAAGAGGATGTCCAATTCTATCTTGCCATACAGGGACATCGCTGTCCCAAGTATCGACATGACTCCGCGGTAAATGCTCCTCAACATCGAAGAACTCCTTTAAGGTTTTCTTCAACTTTGAGGGTGACACTGGGACTTCTAGCTTCTTAAAGCTCTGACATAGAGTTCTAAGGAAGAAGACAGCCCTAGCGTCGGCATCTGTCCGAAGCACACCACTAGTATCGAAGACCTTATTAAGGACTCCCCAGAAAAGTCTGG